CAGGTCGGAAACACGAAATAGCCATTGAGTGTTTTAGAAAAGCTGAACCCCCAACGCATCTTTTTCGGCGTGATGATTGTGGTGTCGTCGGTGCCTTCGTCCGTTTGAGCCTGCGTAGCGGTTTTCGCGGTCCCCTGATTGCTCTCTGTCGCCTGTGCGATCAGTTGGCCGATTTGCATTTTGGTGTACGCGTCCGTGATACCGAAACCCGATAGCGTCGTCGGATTCGCGCCGGACACGAACACACCACGGTCATTGACTGTGACCTGCGTATAAGTCCCTGCGGCTTTGCCCGCTGGCAGCAAGCCGTCAACCTTTTCGTCAACGTATTGCCGGGTTGCCAGCACTACCGATGGATCGATCTTCAACTGAATGTTTGACGTGCCGCTGGTGATGATGTGCATCCGCACCACCTGGTTCCGGCCGGAACCCTGTGCGAGTAGGGGTTTGTAGCTTGGCGCTACGTTGGCCACGGCCGAGAACACGCCGTCCTTGTCTTCGAGCGCCAATTCGCGGATCCACCACCCACCAACATCAGGAGGTAGCACCAGCTCGGCGATGAGGACATTGTCGTCGGTTGGGGATACACGCAGCTGATTGAGCTGGGCGCGGTACCGCTGATTGATCAGCTTGGTTTGAGACGCGCTGGGTACCGGGTCGGTGCCGTTGGCATCGCCGATCAGCATGTAACGCGGCTCCCACGGAATGCCGAGGGCGTCGCAATTAGTTTTCTTGGCGGCGCCCAGCGTCGTCAGCATGCCGCCGAAAATAGAGTTCTGATCAACCATGGGGGTACACGTCCAGTTCGTCGAGGGTGTAGAGGCTCACGCCGCTGTAACCCCGGACGGATACGTCGATGTCCGGGTTGTTCCAGGGGTACACGTCGATTTCGTCGCCGTCGTAAACGGCGAAGCCAACGAAGGCGTCGAGCCGGGTTTCAAGAATGATGTCGAGGCCGGTGAGGTGGCGGGTGAGGGGCTTGGCGTCGTCGATCAGCCAGACCAGTTCCTGATACATCGCTTCGGTAATGCCGGAGTCGAGGACGCCGATGCGCAAGGCAAAGGTGCCCGGTGCGCCGGGGGGAACGGTCTGCCACCATTCGACGACCTCGATCAGGTAGCCGAGCGGTTCAACGACCCGGCGTAGAGCACCGATGGTGCCTTTGTGCGAGTGCACGTAATACGCGGCGCGGCAGGCGGCACGCTTGGCGGTTTCTGACCATTTGCTGTCCCAGCGATCGACCGAAAATGCCCAGGCCAGGTACGGCAGTAAGGGCAGGGGGCACAGGTTAGGGTTGTAAAGCGTGCGCAAAGGAATCGGCACGCGCTGGATTTCTGCCAAAGCTTGCGCGGCTTGGCGTTCCAGTGGTGTCGAGTTGCCGGGGAGCAGTGGCTGGTAGGTCATCACTCAACCCCCAGTGTCAGTTCCACGCTTGTGCAATACGGCGCCTGGTACTTGGTGGCGACGATGTCTTCCCAATCTTCCAGCACTACTTTGCGCACGCCCTCGACGTGCAGCGCGGCATGCACGATGGACTCGGAAACCTCCAGTGCCAGGCGCCGACGCTGATGCACGAACTCGAGCAACTGGGCTTCGGCTGCTGCGAGGACCAATTCGGTTTCAGGGCCGTTGCTCAACGGGTAGATCCGCGCCTTGATCTGGTAGTTGATGATCTCGGCGCCCTGGACGGTGAGGCGATCCGCGACGGGGCGGCGGTCGTCATCGCTGAGGTAGGTTTTGACCTTGTCGAGCAGCGCTGGGGACGCTGTTCCATCGCCCAGCACGGATTGCACGGTGACCACGGCTTCGGCAGGCGCCGGGCTTTCGGCGGTGGCGTCGGCGACCTGACCGTCAGCGGAACGGGCGTGGAAGATATAGCTGTTGCGCGGGCCGGCGGTGCTGAGGCCTTCCCATGCCATTTGTGCACGCTCGCGCAAACTGTCGTCGCTTTCCATCAGCTTTGAAACGGGCGGCACGGCTGCCGGGTTTGCGGCTTGAATGACCAACCGCTTCACGTTGAAGTTGGCGGTGAGTTGTTCGAGGTCGGTGCCCTTGGCCAACGCCAGCATGTTGGCGACCGATGCCTCGTTGACCCGCTGTCGCCAGACAGTTTCGCGGTAGGCGTTTTCCTCGAGTAATTTGGTCAGCGGCTCCGACTCCATGTTGAGCCGGGCGGCGATCTCGGGTTGTTCCTCGATCGGCCAGAGGCTGACGGCGTAAGCCTTGCGCTCGGCTAGGATCTGTTCGTAGTCGATCTGTTCGACGATCTGCGGCGCCGGCAGTTGGCCAAGGTCGATGACCACAAAAGTATTCATACGCTGCCCCCCAGTTGCAGAGGCACGCTTAGGCTCAGCGGCTGATTGTTATCGACGAGGGTGGCTTCGAACTCCAGCGACGCCTGGCCTTGAAGGTTCGCGCCGATGAACTGGATACGGCTGAGGCTGATGCGGGTTTCCCAGCGCATCAGGGCCATGACCGTGGCGGCGTATACCTGCAAGCGGGTGAAGTCGTTGAACGGCTGATCCACCAGCTCGGGGAGCAGGCTGCCGTATTCGCGGCGCATGACGCGGGTGCCGATGCGGGTGGTCAGGATGTCGGTGATGGACTGGGCGATGTGTTCGACCAGGCCGAGGGCTGCGCCGGTTTCTCGGTTCATTCCGGTTTCCCCGTTTTCGCACCGCCAGGCATGACGCCGCCGTGCAGGTGCTTCACCAGACTGATGCCGGCCGCGATGACATCTTCGGACACGGTGACCATGCCGGTGATGTTCTGGTTGCCGGTCTGGGTGTAGTCGCCTTCGTGGGTGATCGGGCCGACGATGTGGATGCCTCCCGTGCTGATCAGGTTGGTGGTGCCGCCTTCGGCCAGCGTGGCGTTGAGGTGGTGGTCGACGCTGTCGTACTCGATGACGGTGCCGTCGCGGTAGGTCGTTCGGTGCAGGCCTTCACGGTTGCCGTTGGCCGGCATGTCGTCACTGAACAGGCCGGTCAGGACCACGCCGTTGCCGAGTTGGCCGGATGGGCTGAACAGAATGACCTGCTCGCCTTCGGTGGGTGGGTTCCATTCCCGGTCGGCGCCGGCTCGGGCGGCGACCCATGGGAGCCAACCGGTGGTGAGGGTTCCGGTTTTGACCTGCACGCGCGGGGGCTTCATCTGGACGGCAGCGATGGTGCCGAGGCGGATGAGGTTTTCGATCAGGCGGGCGAGGGTGGCTAAGTCGTTCATGGTGCAAATAGTCGCGATGCGTGTGGACTATTTCACCATGAACAGTTTGTGCTGGGATGAATTACAGGTCGCGGATGAAATGACTACTTATTTTCTGTTGGAGATTGTGCGTCTTTGGCTGGCTTGATTTCGTTTTTCTTGAATTCGTGCCAGACGTCATGTTCAAACCTGGTCATGGAACATATATTTTTCTGCAACAGGCTAATGGAGAATAAATTACCAATATCATCTAGCTTGTTTCCGGCTTGAAGTGCGGTGTCTTCACTGCCGTCAGCAATGGCTGAGGTGCCTGCACGTATCGCTTTTATTTCGTCATAAACTTTTTCATAGGGGGTTGTAAATTCGACTGTCAAAGTGTCTTTATCACGATAGCCGCTGTAGATCGGTATTATTGAAAAACCCTCGTCGACATTCGAATCATGATCTTGAAGGCTGCCCAAGCTTTGTACACACCCAATATAGACTTTACGGTCTTCCATGCTGAACAGGTACAGACGCTTTTCTGAAAGTGAATCGAGCAACAGCGCCTGATGTGTACTGGTTGGCAGCATCGTTTCTAAGATAAAGAATCTAGTGAGGTAGTCGTTCTTTAGTTTGTATCTTAACTTTGTAAACTTAAATCTGGCTTTGGCAGTGTAATAGGTGATAATTGGGGATGTGAATATACAGAAAACTAAGATTGAAAAAAGATGTTTGTCGTGCTCTTGGGTTAGTGCGCGACTTACAAAAAGATCAGCAAGGCCAAAATACCCTTTTGTAAAGTATTCAACTATAAATGCAAATAGCAAGCACGGGAGTGTGACGATAAGACCTCGCATTGCAATGTGCAAATACAAAGTCTGGCCTTCATATTTTGATATTAAAGTTTTGTCGTAGAAGTTAAATCTGCAATAAATGAAGCCGCAAATCAAAATAGGTAGAACTAAAAGAAAACCCATTATTGTCCTTAACTGGATTTGGATATTGCGATCTTCGCTTCTTCACAAGCATTTAAGAATTCAGCGTCATTCAAAATCTTTGCTGTGCTGATTGTCACAGCCCCTTTCGTGGATACGCGAACCTCACCCTCCAAACGGTTGATGCGCTCAGCGACTGCCAGTAGCTCCTCCGACGGAGGAGAAATGCGGTCCAAAAAAGATACGAAAAAACCCTTACCGCTCATGATGCTTCTCCGGTGGCCCTCTGAATTTTTCAAAGGATAGCAGTGATTCAATCCCTACATTGTTTATTTTTCAATGTCAAGGTGTATTCCGCTGCAATGGGGTCGCAGCCTACCACACCGCATACAGGATTTCTAAGCAGTGAGATGAGCGAGCAAATAGTCTCGAATTAAATCCAAATCGGACTCAGAGAGGCCTAGAAGCTCGCGCGTGTCATATTGCACGTCCGGGGTGCCACGCTCAGGGCGATCCTTCAAACCGAATTGGTGCACTCGCGCAATTCGGGAAATTCGTCCTGTGAAGCCAATACTTGCTGCGTTTCCATCAGCGTGTACCTTCAAAAAGCTCGCGGTACGCAACTTCTGAAACATCTTTATTTTTCGTTTCACCCGTCCCTGCTTTCCGCGGAGATTGCGTTGTTTGCGCGGCACATACTTGCTGCCATCCGGGTTCTGCTGAGCAATGATTCGTTGCTGCTGGCTGCGTCGTAGCGATTGACCGAGACTGCGGGCCAGCTTGTTGCGCGACGCCGGCTCAAGCTGCCCAAGCAATCCCGCTGCCCAGTCCTCCAGCGCTTCCAGTCGGTTGGTCATTTCGGCACCACCCATTCGCTCCCGGTACCCTGCGCACCTGGTATCCAGTTCGGATCAAGAAAGTCAGCAGCCCGTTGCGGCTCGCCAGGGTGTCGAATGGTGGTGTTGCCCTGGTCATCCTTGCCCACCACCACACGCTCCGTCAGCGGCAGCGTCAGGCTCATATCCACTTTACTGTTGTCGAGAATGTCGGCCTCGAACTGAATGCCGTCAGCGGCCTTGTTCAGGTTCTCCAGCAGTTCGGACTGATGAACACTCAACCAACCGAGCAGCGGCAGCATGACGCTATCGGGATGGCCGGCGAAGTCAGTAAGAATGACTTGCAGGTCGAAGCTGTATTCGAACGACAACGTCTGCGCGGCGGTGCAGCGGATCTTTCCGTTGTCGATGAAGATCAACAGTCGGTCGGGGTTGTGCTTGAGTTCGGCCACGGTGGCGAGCAGGTGCGCTTTCAGGCTGTCGGGCTTGTTCATGGTCGGGCCTGCTGGTGTTGGTAAACCATATCCACCTGGCTCGCACAGTCTGCCCAAGCGGCTTCGACGCGGTCCTGGTCGGTGAGCTGATCGCCGTTACTGCGCGGGCTGGTCGCCGGCAGCGTGCACGGCACCACGGCCGGACAGCCACTGACGATAAGCGTCGGCGCCGGTGAAGGCGGGGCGCTCGCGCAGCCGGCGAGCAGCATCAGGCAAAAGCTGGGCAGCCCAATTGCGTAGGTCGGCGTTTTCACGTTTCAGAGCCTCGATGGTGAGTTCGCGCTTCGCCAGGCCTTGGCGCAGTTGGTCCTGTTGCGCGCGCAGGGTGGTCTGGGAGTTGCGTTCCTGTTGCAGGGTGTCGCGCAACGCGTTGGCGTTGGCGAGGTTACGGTCGGCTTGTTCTCGGGCGTGGCTGGCGTCTTGCTCGGCCAGTCGGGTGTCCTTGATCGCCCCACTGATGCGCAGCTCTTGGTTCCAGATCATCAGCCCCAGCGCTGCAAGTAATGCAACGCCGAGCAAGGCCTGCCGCAGGATGCTCACGCCCGGTACCAGCCGAGCTGATTCATGTCGCCAATGTCCATGTGCTGGATCGGGCCGCGAATGATGATGACTTTGCGCTGAGGGTTCTGGATGCGGAGCGCGTCACGCAGCTGCACCATGTCCTGCTGATCGCTGTCCTCTGGCACCACCAGCAGATCGCCGTCCTGCACGTTCAGTCGCTGCACCGCATTGAAGTCGATCATTTGAGAAATTCTCCAAGGTAGAGCTGACGAAAGTCTCCGGGGCTGTAACTGGCACGAGCCTTTTGAAGGATGTCAGCCATATCGAACGGCCAGGTGTATCGGCAGTAATACCCGCCATGCGCCACGATCAATTGCAACAGCAAGTCAGTGTCTGCGGTATGCAGTCCCGCTTCCCGTATGAATTTTGGCGTCGTCGCGTAATGTGCGCCCGGCCGGATTACGGTCGAGTTGAGCCAGTCGAATTCGTCGTAAAACCAGACTGCGTCGTCGGGGTTTTCGTTACTGGGCAATTCTTCGCCATCTTTCAGAACCAATGCGCCCGGCAAGCGCCGTCGCATGTCCTCAACCAGCCCTTCGAAAGTGATGAAGTAAACGCGTCGACCCGCATCAAGGTAGGCTTTCGCACGCTGAATCAGCCGTTCGGTTTTCCCGGTTTGCCGGGGGCTGATGTCGAGATAGGCGATCTTGGGGAGACTCATGCTGCCACCGCCTGCCCGCAACCGCTGTCGTCGTGCCGTTCGTAGGCGCGCTGGAGTTTGATGTCGTACAGGTTCCGCTGGTAATTCGGTCCGTTGTAGAGCTTGGCAAACTCGGCCCATTTGCGGCCCTTCAGCGCCTTGTGCAGCACTGGATCGGTCTCGATGAAACGGACGAACGCGTCGAATTGCTGCGACTCTCCCGCGCTCATAGCGACGACAAATTCCTGCACACTGTTGTAGCCCAGGCGCTGCCAGTGAAAGCCCATGATCTGGAACGCACCCCATGACGTGGATTCTAGCGCGGCGGTGTCGTCGATCAGGCGAGCAGTCGCCAGGCGCTGGTGTTCGGCGCTACCGCCGGCATAGCCGCCGGATTTCGGATTGACGATGGCCGGGTTGGTTGCGGCCAACTGATCAGCGTGGCGCTTGAGTGCGGCCAGATCGTCGCCTTCGTGGCGAACCTTCATCAATTGGCGATACATGATGTGCCGCTCGAACAGGATCACCGGTTTGCCGTTGTCGAGGAAGCCGGCTCCTTTCGACTCAACTTCATTGACTGCGTATACGCTGGCCAGCGGCACGCCGAGGCGTTCGGCAGCGTTGACCAGGTCGCTGTTCTTCAGCAATTGCCGGCAGTCGGTGCCAGCGAGCGCGCCGAGTGTCTTGCTGCCGGCAACGCCATCGGCCACCAAGCCAACCTTGAGCTGGTAGGCGCGGACAGCGTTTTCTGTGGCGTCGCCGTAATCGCCATCGACGTCCAGTTTTGCGCCGTGTTGGTTGAGGCTCTTTTGCAGATTGCGTACCGCTTGCGAGCGGTCACCGTGGCGAAGTGTGGTCATAGCTGTTCTACCTTGCGATTGAAAATCTTCTTGGCAGCCGCGCGAGTGCCCTCGACGCCGAGCAGCCCGATCACACCGCCGAAGAACGGCGCGGTGCTTGCCGGAATCCCCAGTAGCGATAGCCCGTGGCTGGCGGACAGTGCGAGCGCACCGCACAGGGGCGCCTCGATTACCATCCGGCGCACGGTGCCGCCGCCATAGATCACGCGAAGGCTTGCGATGACCACGGCCAGTAGGCCGGAGTAGATGGCGGGCCAGTTCTGTTCGAGCCAGGCGGCGAGCCAGGCCCAGGTGTCGGGACGGTCAGGCATGCGTTTCATTCCATGATCCAGAGTGGTTGGGTTCAAGGGCGCGGTGCGGGCTGTTCAGTCCCATAGGTTCACCATCTGCCGTTGCGGGGCGGCGGCTTGGGCTTCTGGCATTTGCACCAGGAGACCTTGCGGCAAGGTCGGGCCGTGGTCGGCAAGGCCGGGGTTGGCTTCGAGTACTGCTTCGGTGACACCAGCGGTACGGCCGTAGTGACGCCAACACAGGGCATCGACGGTGTCGTTTTGTTGGGCGCGGATGCTGACGGGCATCAGATCAACTCCACGGTGGTGCGGCCGAGGCCGAGGAAGTCGCGCACGGCCCAGCGCTGGTCGCGGCGTAGTTCGTCGATGCTAGGGGTCAGTTCTTCGGCATTCTGGTTGCCGCTGTTGGTGCTGTCGTAGGAGCGGTAACGCTCGCAAATCTCCGCTCCGGTCGCGGCGTAGATCGCCCGTTGGTAGAGGTGAGCGAGTTCTGATTTGTCCTCGATCTGCTCGGCCGGTACGTCCGCGAGAGTTGCGTAGCCTTCGGCCTGTTTGGCGCGGCGCCATGCGGCGAACTCGCGGTTCACGCTGATGGCGGCAGCGATGGTCGCGGTTTCTAGACGGATCGGCGTGACGCTGGAGTCGATGCGCAAAGTGCCGCGTACGTCGTCGAGGTCGATCGATGGCCAGAAGGGGTCGGTGTTGATGTGGCCGCTGGGGGCCGGAGCAGTGCTGCCGCCCGCTACGAATCCGCTCATGAATCTGCGCTCTGTTGTAGGTCGCCGGTGGTCGGGGCTTCACGTTCAGGAGGAGCGGCCTGACCGATCCGCACCGAGCCGGCGGTGTGCGTGGGGACGCTCGGTTAGCTGCCAGCGGCAGCGATTTTGTTGAGCAAGCGTTCGGCTCGCTCCAGATCCTTTTTGCCACCGCAGGCGTCGTGCAGGTCGATGGCTTTTTTCAGCAAGTCGATGCCGGCTTGCACCTGGCCAGTTTGGCCGGGCTTTTCGTCGGTGATGCCTTCGAGCGTTGCGCGGCCCATGGCTAGGAACAGCTTGGCGCGTGCCTGGTCGGGCATGTCTTCAGCGTCGGTCAGCTCAGCGGTTCGGTGCAGGATTGCCAGGTCGAACGGCTCGCCCACCTTCTGCGCCTTGAAGGCGGCGGTCGCGACTTCTTCGGCGACCAGGCAACCCAACGTGCGGGCGAAGCGGTCCGGCATGACCATCTTGTGTTGCAGCACGTACTGGGCGATGTCGAGGCCGCCGGTGAATTCGCCGGCATCGAAGCGCCAGACCATGATGGTGGTCAGCACTTCGTCTTGGGCACCTTGGCCGGCGTCCAGCACGCCCTGCACGTAAGGGATGTATTCGGGCAGCAGCTGACGCTTGAGTTCGGCTTTGCCCTGGTTCGATTGCACCTGTTTCAGGCGCAGGCGATCTTGCAGCAACTGGTTGAGCTGATGTTCGTAGGCCGTGGCGCCGGCCATGGTTTGAGTAGGTTCAACGGCTGCCGCCTCCTTGGCGGCAGTGACGCGTTGAAAATGACGACGGCAAGGGTTGGTCATGGTAGTCGCCCTCAAGCCAAGGTGATGTTTTCGGCCATGGCCGCACAGCCAAGGTCTTCGATCACGTAGCTTTCGTTTACCGATTCGAAGTTCTCGATGCGGTCGCGTTTGGCGTTGTCGACGACGGTGCGACGTCGGGTACCTTCCTGCCAGTAGATCGACAGGTTGTCGAGGCGAGTGACCAGCAGGCCGTTAGGCGGGAAGTGCGGTACGCGCACGGCCGGCAGATTGCCCAGACGTTTCTGGCTGGTCACGATGTCGGCAGCCAGCATTTCAGTCGGTGCCTGCGTTTTGTTGATGATCGGGAAGTACTTGTCTGCCAACAGCTGACGCCCGCAGATGACCACCAGATCGGTGTCTTCCTGATACCACGGGTCGATGAACTCGTTGACCATGCTGACAACCAGCGCATCGATATTTTCGAAGTCCTTACCGGCTCCGATTTCGATCTTGCCGCTGCCAGCCGCCACCTCGGCCATGACGCGGGCTTCGTTTTCGGTGCGCATTTTTTGCAACCAGCCGATGTTGACGTCCTGCAACAGCGGGTTGGTGGCCGGGTTCGACGTGGCGGCACGGCTAGTACCGTTCCAGCCGATCATGATCCGGTTGAGTGCCTGGGCTTTGATGATCGCGTCGCGAATACGCGCCTGGAAGTCTTTGAACTTCGCCCACTGATCCAGCTTTTGGTAACGCAGGCCGGTGTCGAAGTTGGTTTGCGTGCAGGTGTACCCACGATTGTCCAGGCTGCTCGGATCACGGGGTTCGCGATCCTTCACGGTGGTGTCGGTGGTACTGGCAATGGTGCCGTCGATACCGATGCCGATCTTCTCACCGGACTGCTCGGACACGCCGTAGATGTTGATCGAGCTGAGGAACGAGCTGGATTCCTGAATGCGGGTTTCCAGCGTCTGGGCAACGCTCGGTGCTGCGGTGAATTTGGTGGTGACGTCGCTCACGCCGTGCAGCTGAGCAAGCTGTTGCAGGTAAGCGTTGAACAGAACTCGTGTGTCGTTACGCATGGTGGTCGTCCTTCGTTTTTCGGGGCTTTGGTGGGGCTGACTGTCAGCAGTCGGTCACGACCGAGTTATCGCCGCCGGTAATCGGAGGGCGCGTCTTTTGGTTGTGGTCTTGGGTGGTGGAGAGCTTGGTCTTCAACTCGGTGAAGTCCTTGCTCAGTTGATCCAGTCGGGTACTCAGGCCTGCGGAGAATTTCTTCTCGGCGGTCAGTTGGTCCGGCAGGTCCTTGACGTGTTCGGCGACGGCTTCGACGGCATCACTAATCTGGGAAAACTCGCTGTCGTCCTTGGTCTGTTTGCCCTTGAGCAGGTTTTGCACCTTGCTGAAAAGCTGGGCGCCGATGCTCGGCTTTTCCTCGATCTCTTCGAATGTCAGTTCGGTTTCGACCGCCTCGGTGAACATCGAGGTCGCGGAGTAATGGCGATCCTTAAACGGATTGGCTTCTGGTTTTTGAGCGGAGAACGCGAGGACGTCGGTACCCAGGCTGGCAGGCGAGTCGGTCACCGCCAGACCAACGATGTACGCCTCACCTGTATCGGAAAAGCTGTCGTCGATTTCGATGGAGGTGTAAATCTTTTGCTTCGCCTTGTTCATGGCGATCAGTTCAGGCGTCGGCTCAACCTGGGCGAACAGCGCCAGTTTCTTCTGGCCGTTCATGTCCACTTCTTCGGTCTTCACTGCCAGCACGTCGCCGTAGGCCTTGAACGGACTGTCGGGCAGCACGCTGCGGTAATGTTCCAGCCAAATGCGGGCGCCATAGGTGGACGGGTTGAAGTTCTTCGCGGCCTGTTCCAGCCAGCTGCGTTTGATGGTGCGCTTGTCCGAGGTAGCGCCCTCGACGGCGACGCGGAACCAGTTGCTGCGGAATTTCTTCATGGCGGGAATCCTCATTGCGTAGGGCGCCTGCTGTTGGCTGAGCAGTGCGGTGCGATGAGGGGCATGGTCGTGACGCGCGCGAGTTGCGGCAACGAGGCGGGACTGTAAGGGCGGGGGCTACAAGGGGCGGTGCTATTGAGTCGCGGTCGCGGGCGGCAGCATCGCGGCCATGACTACGACCGCACTGCTGCCCATCGATCCCCGCCGCCAATCCAAGTTCCTCTACTGGATGGGTTGGCGCATCTGCGAGATTGCCGAGGCTACGGGCGAAAAGGAAAAAACGCTACACAGCTGGAAGGCTCGCGATGAGTGGGACCGGGCCGACAACATCGAACGCATCGGTGGGGCACTGGAAGCGCGGTTGGTGCAGTTGATCCTCAAGGACAACAAGAGCGGCGGCGACTT